AGTGTATTCCATATGCTTGCCACGTTTTAAGTACCTCTCCAGTTTCCCAATCAACCAACCGATGATGTTCTCCCGCTTGCTTTCTTGTCTCTTCAACCACTCTACGATGAGTTTCCTCAGCATATTTGATTGCCTCATCTCGCTGTCTTTTTGCTTCTTGAATGAGTCTATCAGCCTGTTCCGCGCTGATTGACCCCACATCGTCGCGTTGGCGAATAATCTCTTTCAATACGTTCTCATATTGCTCTTCAGCAGCCTTGATTGCACCGTCTCGTTGCTCCAGACTGTTTCTTACAACCTCAGCTGCTTGCAAAGCTGTTATTTCACTAGCATCAGCCCGCATTCGCTCAATTAATGCTTTCTGTGTTAATTCATAATCTTTAAAAATGTCTTCTGCTGTTTTTGTAAACTCTCGCTGAATTCGATTTATTTCGTCATATTCTTCTTTTGTCAGCTTTCGCTGTTCTTCCAACGCTTTAGATAAAATTTCAAATATACGTTGCTGCGATCTTTCAATTTCCTCTCTTTCCCGTGCCTGAGCTTCCAGCAGGTTTTGCATCATTTTTTCTTTTTCTTCGTTAGTCAGTTCAGAGGTGTTATCGAAAAATCTTTGCATAGATTGAATTTGCTTAGCGTGACTTGCTTCAAGGTTTTCTAATATTTCATTTCCCATTGCGAAAAATGTGTCTGCGATTGTCTCGGCGGTTTCCTCTGTGATTTCTCTCCCAGACCAATACAGTTCATTCAAAGCTACGGTTGCCTGATCTCTCAATCCGATAAATGCTGCGAGCGAATCTTCACTCATTTGAGTGGTCGCTTCTCCTGTTTCCGCTATAGCAGGGGTGAGTTTGTCTGTGAAAACATTTGTAAGTTCCTCAGCCCCAATGATCGCCTCTTCGAGATCCATTGCTAACGGAGCGAGTATACTACCGCCAATTTTCCCCGCAGATCCAGCTGATCCTTTAGTTGTCGCCTCAAGCTCCTTGAGTTTTGACTGCAATCGATCCAGTTCGCGCACTTGATCGTCGATCACTGGTGCGATGTCGACGATCTCGCGAACAGCTTCCTCAATTGATTGTTTTTCGCTGTTTAACCCCTCTTTGAACGCATCGGCGAAACTCTGACCAGCATCTTGCCATTTTGGGTTATATGTTTCGAGTAGGCGCACGATTTCCTCGTTGTTCTGTTCGACAATCAACTTCCGAGCCTCGGCTTGGAGGGCCTCGGTTTCGGTCAGCTCGTTAAAGTGTGCCTTGACCGCATCTTTCTCATCGTTGAGACGGTCAAGCGTCGCTTGCAAGAAGTCTTTCTCCGCGGCCTTCTTTTCCTCGAGCTCCCGTTTAAGTTGTTCTTTTCGCTCGTTTGCCGCGGCTTTGATTTCCTCGATCTGCTCACGGAGGGCTTCTTTTTGTGCCTTCCGCTGTTCGAGTATGAGTTGCCGCTCGTAGTCGGCGACCATTTTTGCCATTTCCTGCTGAATTTTTGCGCGTTCTTCGGCAGACGTTGCCTCGGCCAGACGACGCTGATATTCAGCTATGCGGTTGCGATATTCTTCTTCACGGCGCGCACGTTCCTCGGCCTCGGTCAACTTGTCGATGGCGTCGATCTGGTCCTGGATGGCCTTGATCTGAAGATAGGCCTCCTCGTCGATCAGCTTCAGTTTTTCAGCGTACTCAGCGTCGTAGATCCGGATCCGCTCATCGGACGCTTTGCGTTCATTCTCAATCTGCTTTTCCAGAGCCGCAATCTGCGCCCGCTCCATTTCCTCGTACTGCCGTTTCAGAGCGGTTGTGATCGCATCGCCCAATCGGTTCAGCGAGGATGTGTTGCGGTCTACGGTTTCTTTCATCCGTTCGACCATCTCACGCATGTCTGCGATAGCTTGATCTTTCGCCTTGCTTGTGCCAGAGGTAACTCCCTTTGCAACGTTCTCTCCGATGACAGCACCTTCGGTCTTTGCGACCTGTGCTGTTTGCTTCAGATCGGCCTGTGCGTCTTGACGGAATTTCGCAAAGCTGCCAGACGCTCGTTCCAAACTAGCTGCCGCTTGACTTTCAAACGTCTGCACGGCCGGAATAGCATCTGCAGAAAAGGTTCGTTTCAGTTGTATCACTGCTGTGGTCAATAAACCGATCGAAGCGATAGCTATACCAATTGGACCTGCAATAGCAGCAATGCCTTTTGAAAATACTGCTGCGGCTCCCCCAGCTGCACCGATCGCAGCAGACATAGATCCTAGTGCTGTTACGATTGAACCAATTGATGTGACCAGTTTACCGATTACAACTATCGTCGGTCCAAGTGCAGCGACCAGGGCCGATATGGCGATGATTGTCCTTTGTGTTCCGGTATCCAATTCGGAGAACCAGCGAGCACCATTTTCAATCGCCCGGAAGAGCGGCTCCATCGCCTTCAGGACATCCAGAAGCGCGGGAACCAGCGCGTCGCCCAGAGTGATACCGACATCCGCAAGCCTGTTTTTCAGCATCTGAAGTTGGGAAGCGCTTGTCGCATACCGTTGTTCGGCTTCTTTGGTAAGCGCAAGATTCTCATCCCATGCCCGGGAGCCGAGTTCAATCGACTCCCGAAACAAATCGCCGGCACCAGCGGCGCGAAGAATGGCATCACGCAGGCGAATCTCGGTCAACCCGAGTTCTTCAAGAACCCCAAAAACATTTCCGCCACTCCGGGCGATGCCGGCAAGACCTTCGATAAACGAAATGATCGCACCAGCGGCATCTTCTTGGAATGCTTTTTGGAATTGCGATGCTGACATACCTGCAACTGCGGCAAATTGGCTCAGTTTTTCTCCAGCTGTAGCAACCTCATTAGCAATCGTGATCATCAGTTTAGAAAACGCTGAGCCCCCGGCCTCCGCAGCGATCCCTACACTGGATAGAGAGCCTGCGAATGCGAGAATTTGAGCCTCGGTTAATCCAATTTGCTTCCCGGCACCCGCCAATCTAAGAGCCATTTCGACGATCTCAGCCTCGGTCGTCGCGAGATTGTTGCCGAGTTCAACGATGGTCGCTCCGAGACGATCGAAATCTTGCTGATTCATCTGTGTGATGTTTGCAAGGCGAGCGAGCGCTGTGGCCGCCTGATCTCCTGTCAGGTTTGTGGCCACACCAAGGTCGATCATCGTCCGGGTGAAACCGAGAATGGCATCTTTCTGAATGCCCAGCTGGCCAGCCGCTTCCGCGACCTTCGCGATCTCCGTGGCGGCCACCGGCACATCTTCACGCGCCATCTTGCGAATGCCTTCGCTCAGTACCGCGAATTCTTCCTCTGTCGCGTCGACCGTCTTCCGGACTCCGGCGAACGCCGATTCAAAATCGATGGATGCTTTTGTTGCCAGACCACCTATTGCGGTTAAAGGAGCTGTCAGCCCAACTGTTAGAGATTTCCCAGCACTTTCCAAGCCTCTCCCAATCTTCTGAAGCCGGTCACCAGCCTTTTGCATGGATTGGCCCAATTGCGTCCACCGACTCGACTGAACGGCCAATTCCTGGTTCGTTTGTCTCAATTGGGATTCAAGCTGATTGTACTTGGCGACAGCATTGTTTAACCGCGTCTCCAGCTTTTGAGTTTCGATAGCGTCCTTGCCTTTTTCTTCGGCGGACTTCTGATATTGCTCATTCAGTTTGGCGACTACTGCACCCTGAAGTTCAAGCTGTTTGGAGAGTGAGTCGGCTTTGAGTTTCAATCCTTCCGTGCCTTGACCAAACTGGTCCAGTCCAGACGAGGCTTTTTTAAACTCAGACTCAACCAGTTTCATTTGCCGTTGAAGCTCAGCCATAGATTTCTCAAACATCGTGTCGTCAACCGCTATTTTTGTGACCAGACCAGCGACTTCGATTTGCTCAGCCATTCCCTCACCCCCTAAATAAAGCCAAATTCATCAACTCTTGCGAGTTGTTCTTTTTCTTGTTTTTCACGTTCGTGTCTTAAAATGCGGAAATAAAACAAGATGTCCATCTCGTCGATTTCCGTGAGTGTGCGTCCTTGTTTCAGGTGCACCGAATAAAACTCATGAATGAATTCCAGAGGGTCTATGCCCTCCGTGATTAGTTTGGGTCGTTTGGATCAGCTCCGATCGCATCGGTCACACTTCCTGTGATTTGATTGACGGTATCCAAAATGGTTGTTACAAAATTTCTCGCATCAATACCGTCATAGAATTCATCACGGGTAAATTGTTTATTATAAGCATCGACAACAAAATCAACCAACGTATCAAGCGTTTCGGGTTTCAGATTTCGAAAATCAACTTTAACGGAGATTTCAATTGCCTGGCGAAAAATACGACCAGGGATGAAATCGGTACTAAACGTCTTATCCTTCCCATCGATTCGCAACGTAATTTTCATCCGTGTCCCCTCCTTGTTATAGAAAAAAGAGAGAGGTGTACACCTCTCTCTTGACTCACGGCGTAGGCGGATTGAAGTCCGGTTCAACCACCTCATTGAACCAAGTAGCAATCATTTCAGAATCAACACCCTCGTCATCGCTGTTTACGACGTACTGCCACAAGCCATCATAGGTGCGCGGTAAGAACGTTGCCGTGATTGTCGGCGTTTGGAAGCTCGGTGTATCGGTTTTGGTGTTTGCTTCTTGTGTTTCCGGTTGAAATCTGCCCTTGTAATTCCAGATGTATCGGTATTCCCCGTTGGACTTCCGGCGCCGATACCCAATCGCTACATACGGCGCGACATCATCTTTCGAGCGAACCAGGCCGCCTCTGGAGTCAAGTTTGTGGCCAAGCAGATCCGCCAGGACTTCGTTGGGAAGGTCTTTCACGTTCATGGAAAACGCAATGTCGCCCAGGTTAGTGTCCGTTTCTGCCGCCTGGTCGTCGGCATAAAGAGTGGAACTGTTCACGTTTGGTGTGATCGTCAAGGAAATGGCTCCCGGGATTCTCTTGGGTGTGCTGTATGCGGCCGGAGTATCGACCGTGTCGGTGTCCTCCTGCAAAATAGCATAGTAGATCATGTCCAAACCAACAGTTATGCCAGCCATTTGAATCACTCCTTAAATTAATTTTGCAACGTGGTTCGAAATCGCATTGCTTTATGAAAAACTTTTGTATCCTCTTCATAGAAATCAGGGGCGCTGGATCGAGTGAATCCGAGCGCCTTCATTGTTTTGTTCACCTGCCCCGCGATGGCCGAGGTGCTTGCTGTGTTCCAAACATCAATTTGGACCACAATCTGAGATGCAATGGGTTGGTCATCGGCGAACTCGTTGTCACGGTTGTCAACTTCAAAAAAAGTGATCCGAGGGAATTTTTCGGGATCACCTGCCCTGAGTTGATATATCGGAACGTTTCCATGTTTGTCCTTACCGAGAAGCTCAACCAAATCAGTGTTGACCAAGAGGGCTGACCTGATCCGGGTTTTGATATCCGTGATCATTCTCTCAGCCCCTTTCGAAACTCATCGGCAAGTATTCGAAGAGCTTCGCCCTTCTTCGCATGGAATGCCGGTTCTTTGAACGGCCTCGCTGACATTTTCGACGTTCCATATTCAAGAAAGTGAAGACGCCAATTTGTCTTCTTTGATGTTCGAATCAACACGTATTTCCGACCCTCTTTCCGAACCACACGTGTGACGTAGATGTCGTCTTGGACGTGCGGTCCACTGCGGTCAGACCTGTTCACAAGGGAACGTTCCTCTTCTGCAATGACTTCGCCAGCCGCTCGAAGTGCTTTTGATTCCAAGCGGGCTGATGCGTTGCCCAAGCGACGACGGATTTCGGCCAACATGTCATCAACGCCTTGTAACTCAATCATCCTGCCGTCACCTCTAACGCCATGATCAATGTTTCACGTCCATCACCGTTTACATCGTCCAACACCGCTTTGATTTCATAGATACGATCACGATCAACAATCCGCATTTCCTCGGTGATACCCTCGCGATACCGGATTTCGTACTGGAACATCTTCTCGGCATTCACACCGGCAGCTTGGAAATACTCGCGCCAACGAGTGGTGAGTGGTTTTCGTGCGCTCCAAACCGTCGCTACCGGTACCCAATCATGTTTTGCGATCCCTTCTTCATCCACAATTGATTCGTAGCGCTGTATGATGATTCGATGGCGATACCTGCCCGAATTTCTGCGCTCGTTATAGATATTCGGGTTATACGTCATCGCCATCACCAGACTCCAGTGCTTTCGCCATCATCAAGTTGTTAATCTGTGTAATGAAATTGGTGTAGAAATATTCGAGCGCATCATTATAGGCGTACCTGGAACGTTCAAAGATCAGTTCCCGAAACACGGGATCGCTCAAGTCATACTCCCCACAAATACGGGTTAAGTCGGCATATGACGCTTCCAGAATCCGTTGTAGATTGCCATCTTCGTCATCATCAAGGTGCATCCGACGTTTGAACTCTTCAACAATTTCGGGAGTGATAGCAGACATCAAGATCACTCCTCTTCAACGGTATTCTCGTCTTCCGGTTGATCCGTTTGGTCGTGGTCTTCGTTCACCGCTTCGATGAACACCTTACCGTATTTGTTTTTCGTAGTGGCCAATTCTTCAAGTCGCTTTTTTGTCGCTTTGTATCCTTCAGCGGGATATACATCGCCCACCTGGTAAATGTGTCCATCATGCTTCGTGTCTTTGAAACGACGAACTACCCGATACATTCTCTCACCCCCTTGGGCAAGTTAAAAAAGAAGAGACCCCTATTAAGGAGTCTCTTCTTCCTCATCGCCGCCGCTGCCAAATTTGATGTCCAGGTCGTAGACCAAAGCAGCTTTGTTGTCTAACGGCTTACCATTAGCGAACTGCTTGAGTGTATACAGCATGGCATCCTCAATGGCCAGGGTTTGATCATAGCGATTAGCTTTATAACCGCCGGCCAAAGCAGCCAAATATTGACCTTTCACAAAGAAAATTGCTTTCTTTTGCGGAACTTCTTCGGACTCTACAACCTTGATATTGTACGGCAACGCCGTCACCCACTGGCCGTTCGACGTCTGGATCGTGTTGCGCGCCTGGACGCTGATTGCGTCGACCGGGTTCACGACCATCACAACTTTGTTCAGCACCTTGCGGGCTTTTCCTTTGGCATCAGTCGACAACGCCTTGATAACATCATGCAGCTCACCGGCCACAACCTCACCGAACTGGGACGGCGCGAATGTGAGCGTGCCGGAAGACGTTTTGTCCGTGACAGCACCCGTATCAGGATTAACGTCCTTCATGAGACCGATCGGTTCGTTTTGAGAAGGACCACGGCCTTTGATAAAGCCATACTCCAAGCCAACGGAATAGGATTCAACCAGCAACCGGCGAACATAGCGCTCTACCCATTCAGGACCAAGTTCGAGCAGGTCTTTCGGAATTACCGCAAAGGCTGTCAACTTTAGTTGGTTGATCTGCTCTTCCCGGAATGCGGAACCGACTTGTCCTTTAATTTCGCCGAACAAATTACCCCACGCATACGCTTTAGTCGGATCAGCGTAAATGAACCGGGTAACGGCTCCTAGATCTTGCAGACCGATTTCTTCAAGCAGCGGATGTTCAGCAACCAAGTCCTCAAACACCCGTTCTTGAGTGGTAATCGGCAAGATCGAATCCTCGGCAAACCCACCAAAATCGATGACCTCGTTAAAAAACTTGCGTTCCTCAGAGGTCAGTACATTTTGCCCCCGAGCTGCCAAGATCTGAGCATCCATGTTCTCGGTCCGGACCTGAGTAAGGATTTTTTCAGTCAGATCCTCGACCAGGGCATCCTGCAATTCATTCCAGGCTTGCGCCTGTGCATCAGTGTCTGCTCCTTCCTTCACTAAATTCATGTAAGCTTCTTTTTTCGCCTCGAAATTTTTCATAGTTCCTTTCAGCTTCATAGTCATTTGATATGACCTCCTTTTTGGAATTAAAAAATGAACCTCTGTTCCCGGGTTTCCGGTTTCGGTTCATGGTTTTGATGATTTTTCAGTTGTAACAACTCACTTTGCACAGCAGCCAACTGTGCTCGTAAATTGGCGATTTCTTGGTCTTTCTCGTCCATGATGGAAGTGGCGAATCCAATATCAACTGCTTCTTGGGCGGAAAACCACGTCTCGTCATCGACCATCTGCCTGATCTCTTCACGGCTGACATTCGCCTTCGTCATGTAGATGTCGATGATACCCTCTTCAAGTTGTTCCAGAATATCAGCTTCTTTCCGCATATCTCTCTTCGAGCCAAGAACAATACTCCATGCCTCGTGGATCATCATCATGGAGCCCAGACCCATAACCACCTCATCGCCGGCCATAGCAATTACGGAAGCGGCCGAACATGCCCAACCATCAACATAGATCGTCACTTTCCCGTCATACTGTTTCAGCCTGTTGTAAATCGCGATACCATCAAATGCGTCGCCCCCTGGGCTATTCAGGTGAATAATAAGATCCCCTTTGGCTTCTCTTAATGCTCGATCGATGTCAGAGGCCGAAACAGATTCTTCCCACCACGAATCTCCGATCACGCCGTATATTGTTATTTCAGTGGTATCGCTATCCTCGTTATACTTTAACTCGAACCTCCGTTCGATTTTCTCCAGATGTTCCACGTAGGACTGGTTC